CCTCCGCGAGCATCACGCTCATAGAGCTTTTGAATCTGGAAAGCTTGACGGAGGTCGTTAATCGAAATAGGCGTAGCAGATGAAAGATCGGCAGTTGCAGAAAGCGCAGGATTAAGCCAACTTAAATAAGGAACTTGTAACTGAGAATCAGTTTGAGCAACATGAACGTCATTACCACTAGTCAAAATCAAATTATTCAAAGAAGCCGGCGCCGAAGTATAGGAAAAGGTAGGTGCGCCAGTAGAACTAATATTTACAGTAGCTTTACCACCAATGGAAATTTCCACACCAGGTCCCTTTTGCGGCCACGGCAAACATGACGTGAAGTAGTCGTGACGCTTACCGCGACGAACTAAGTTGTAGTCAGAAAAATCGTCAGGACCGTCGCCAGTCGGGACTTTCAAAGATTCTTGAAGATTCTCATCTCTAAACCACTCATTAAAAATGAGATTGTAAGCGCGGAAAGGCAACGCATTAACTTGAAGCGGTCCATTCACATTCGTAGGAAGACCAAAATAATCCCACAAGGTCTGACTCTGCACATTCGTGGCAATAACCCTCGGAATTAAAAAGTCCGTAGGGTCTTTAGGATTCTTCTGCTCACCATTAAATTTCTGCCAGTTGTCCCACACAAGACGATTCGGAACAAAGAAGAAGAAAGTTTCAAGGTAAAGATTGTCCATGAAAGGAACTATCGGCGTAGCTAAACGAGCAAACAAAGTAGCTGTCAGCTTAAAACTGTCGCCTGGAAGAACTTCGTCAATATAAAAAGGAACAAGATAACCAGAATTAAAGGTTGTCTTATAACTATGAGAACGGTCAAAAACTGATCGAGGAATCTGAGTCGAAGGAATCTGAGAAAACAGATGTTGAGTAGAACGATTAACAGATGACATCTAAAAATTCCATATCTATAGATATAAAAAAAGGCGACCAGTCGTGAAAGCCCTCATCCGACCAGTCGCCTACGGCGCTAAAACCCAAGACTCCGAAAGCTTTATCACCGTACAGAAAAGCATATACCACAAAGCAACCAGAAAGCAAACATTCGAGCAGTGCGTTGGGTACCCGCACGTGCATCGGGGTGTCACCGGAACCAGTTACATCAAGTAAGGCAACTGGTTCCGGACCTCCCCGTGCGCAAATCGTTGAGATATCTGAAAAAAAAGATCGCCGCAAGCGGGCGATCAAAGGGGTTTTGAAGGGATGGAAACCATCCCTTATATTAGTTATTAGTAATTACCCGTTGTTGCCGGAAGTAGACGGTTTAGCGTCGGCAACAGGAGCGGTCTGAGGTTCTCCAACGGGCTCAGGAGTCTTAGCTTCATCAGAAGCAACAAAACCAAGCTCTTCGAGCTTAGATTTTTGCACAGGATCATTAAGCGCGTGAAGAAATTCAGAAGGTGAGTTATTAAACGAAGCACGAATATGAGAAGGAAGGCTTTCAAAGTATTCAGTTGCACGAGCGACAGCATTCTGAGCAGTCTGAAAATCTGTAACGTCAGAAAAGTCGCCGAATTGAATCGGACGCTTCGGCGTAAAAGGATCAGTCAAAAAGCCTGTCTCAGCATACTTCTGAAGAATATTGTCGATCATGGTCTCATCTTTAAAATGCTGTTGAGTCATAGACGGTTCAGTAAAGACAATGCCTTCGGCAGTGGCGTTTGTATGATTAACTTTGAACTTCATATAAGCTCCATATATAAAAAAGTCCTCACACTATGGGAGGACTAATTAGAAGAATCTCCAAGGTTGCGCCCGCGTCTGTACTTAGACTTCGGTCTTAGCAGGCGCGGGCGCTTTGATGTCCGGGTCGAACGGAGGAACGAAAGCATTCGCAGCAGCAATTTGCGTCGGAGCACAAGCTACAAGCTCTCCAGTCTCATCAGAGTAATGACCGATCTCATAAAGAAAGAAATCGTCGGGATGCTGACCAACAGTAGTGCGACTATCACGAACGAGATCAGAGAAAGACCGAGATGCATCAGCAGCAGAACGACTAAAAAACGGCGTATTAAAAACCTGAAGTTTCGAATCGAAAACGGAAAAAACTTTAAGGATCATGATTGATTCTCTTCCATAACGCGTCTGAGTTTAGCGGCCTTCAGCTCCTGGACGCGCTCACGAACTGAAAGACGATGAGGCGAAGTCTCGCCAGTATCTTCAAAATCTCGACCGCGCTTTTCGCGCAATCGCTTAATCTCTTCATAGCGAACAATATCAGAACGCTCCAACAACTTATCAAAATAAGCCGGAGGATTCATCATAATCTTTTCACTAAGAATAAGTCGATCATTAGTATAAATATCAGTCATGTACTTTTCACAAAAGTCATGACCAATTCCAGGCTTAAGTGAACAATGACAAAACTCTGCGACCTTGCCATCGTAATATTCAAGCTTCAAAGGACCAGTAATCTTCTTCGTAACATAACGAGCAACATAAGCAGCTGTTTCGAAATTTACAGCGCCAATGGAACTAAACCCATACGGCCACAGCTTCTCAAGCGTTGCAGAACGATATAAGTTATTACCACGACGAATCGACCAAAGCTTTTTATCAACAAAAGTCACGCCAAAAATGATGGCATGGTAATGAGGACGGCCAAGCTTGTCGCCATACTCGCCGCACATAAAAAAACGAAGCTGTTGACCAAATCGGCTCATGAAGTATTTACGCATACGCTTCATGAACAGCTGAAAATGCTCGTAATGAAGTGAGCCATCGGCAGGCAAATGAGCATCATCATAAGTCAGCGTAAGAAACATGTTGTTCTTATGACTCTTAGCTTCAACAACACATCGAGCGGCCCATTCACGAGACTTAGAAAGTCGACAGCCAATACACTGACCGCAAGGAACTTTGAACTCAGAAAAAGGAATAGCTTTAGACGGATCAAACGTTATCGCATTACGTTGTCCATCTTTAGTCTTCTGACCGGCAAGACGATAGGCAGTTATTGGGTGATAGCAAGGCATTTTTCGAGACAAGCTATATGCAATTCACGAAGGATCGTTTCACGAGTAGAGCGAGAACGAACTTGGAAAGAAACTAAGGAAGTCCAAGGGCGATCACGATAAAGCGTCCAGGTCACGAGCTTGCGGCGACCAACATAAGTCGATTCGCCAGGCACAAGCCAGCAGATACCAAAGTCTTTAAGAGTCAAACGAAAAGCCGCGGAAGCCATAGCAAAATTCCAAATGGAGAAGATGTTCAAAATGATAACTATGACGACCGCGGCAAGTAAATAGGGTTAACGCTTAAATGCGGAAACCGCCACGCATAGGCGTAGCACGAGTATTCAAAGTCTTCGTACGTGATGCACCTTTACGGAAAATACGCTTAGATGCCTTACGAGAAAGCTTATGACGACGACGGGACATATAAACCTCACTTTTTAAAAAACTTCTTAACGGCCTTGAAGGCCTCCCAGATCGCTGAGCCAGAGCGCAGCAAAACATCAACGAACTTAAGGATCGTATCTATCATTTCGCAAGACGAGCAGCACCAACGGCAGAATTGACAACTGGCGCAGCAGTTCCAAAAGGATTAAGCAACTGCATAAACTGACCAGCTTTCCAAGCAGCAGGATTCTGCTTCATATAGTCAAAAACCATCTTATTCCGCTCAGTAGCAAGAGCTGAATTCTCAGTAGCATTCTGAGCTTGCTTCAAAGTCTCATCATAAATACGATTCTGCCAGCCTTGCCCGACGGCTTGCGCATAAGTGAGAGTAGAAGCTTCTTTAGCTACCTCAGTCTGAGCTTTCTTAAGCTCAGTATCTGCAGCTAAAGCAGAATTCTGAAATTCAACCTGCTTAGCCTGAGCTTGCTTAAGCTCTGCATCAGCACCAGAGTGCATAGCACCAGCGACATCAGTCGGCTCAATAACTGGAGCGTTGCCTGAGGTGCCTTGACCGCCAGCAGAAAGAATTGGATTGAGACCTGCTTTTCGCAAATCTTCAACTTCCCACTGGTGGCGATTCTGCATCACCTCTTTCTGATGCTTCCAATTGAAGTAAGAAGCCAAGGCAGAACTACCTAAATTGGCAACACCGCCAATAGCTTCAGCCCAACCAAAACCCATAATTACTGTCCTAAAGCAAAGATAACAACAGTACCAACAACAGCAAGCCAAATAACTAAAGCCATAGCAACTCCTTAGAAGTGATCAACCAATCCAGGCACTGAATAGACGGGTATCGGACGAGCACACTTCAAACGAATATACGAGTCAAACAAAAACTGCGGCTCATCCTGAACGGCAACTACACGATTAACGGGCGGATCATCTTGAATGAATTGAGCTGAAAGCTTAGGCAACGAAGAAAACTTCTGAGCAAGATGCCAACTGTCCAGCGGCTGTGGATCAGTCGAGCGGAACTTACCAGTAATCTGACCAGGATAGTAGCGATACTCCGCATAACGCTCTTGGTAACCAAAAACCTTCTCGTCATCACCATTGCCTTGAGCATAGATCTCCTGGTTAAGAACAGCTTGTTCGCCAAGATGCGCCAACACAGGCCAATAGAAGTCAAAACGACCATGACGAGACCACATGCGATTCACACCTTGCTGGTAGGTCAAATCAGCACGGACGTTCACAAAGCCAAAGACGTATCCATGCTCTACAAAAGACTTTGAGAAACCATGAAACGAATCTGAAACGACACCGAAGGCGGCCAAATTACCCTGCGGAGTTGTCTCATTAGTAGCTGAAGTCTGTTGGACAGGATTGATCGAAATTCGAGCAGACGAACCGCCAAGATATTCGGGACGCTGCAAACGAGCGTCAGGCGAGATCACGCCAAAGTGAGAACGCAAGATTTCTGTGTAACGCGTACCTCCGCGAGCATCACGCTCATAGAGCTTTTGAATCTGGAAAGCTTGACGGAGATCATTGATCGAGATCGGCGTAGCGGATGAAAGGTCAGCAGTACCAGAAACCGAAACAGTTAAAGCAGGATCCTTCCAAGCAAGCGAACGAGAACCACCAGCAGAATTGGAATAAATAACGTTGGAATTAGGATCCAAACCTGCGCCTAAAGAACTAACGGGATTAGAACCAGCGTCATCAGAACGAGAAAATAAAGGAATTCCATTACCAGAAACAGAACCAGAAACATTCAAATTAGCCTTGCCACCAATCGAAATCTCAACTCCGGGCCCTTTCTGCGGCCAAGGCAAGCATGATGTGAAATAGTCGTGACGCTTACCGCGACGAACTAAGTTGTAGTCAGAAAAATCGTCAGGAC